GCGCGGGTCGCCGCCGACAGCGAGTAGCTGCGATCCCGGGTGATGTCGACCCGCGCCCAGCCGATCGGCGCCAGCCACAGGTTGGCGGCGACGAAGTTGGCCACCGCGAGCCCGGTGGCGAGCGTCCACAGGCCGTGGTGCGGGCTGGTGGGATTGCCGGCCCAGCGCAGCCGCTCCAGGCTCAGGCGGTTGAGCGCCAGGAACACGCCGACGATGCTGACGTAGTAGTAGAGATCGCGCAGATCGAGCACGCCGCGGGTGATGGACTCGAAGCGGGTGCCGGTGCCGAGCAGCGCCAGCACGCCGCCGATGCGGTGGCCGAACAGGTTGGTCAGGGTGCCGGAGCCCACCAGGTAGAAGACGCCGCACACCAGGGTGGTCAGGATCAGCGCCACGATGGGGTTGTCGGTGCGCCCGCTCATGTACAGGCCGATGGCCACATAGGCCGCGGCCAGGAACAGGGTGGCGACGTAGCCGCCGATCACCGGGCCCCAGTCGAGCGGGCCGAGCAGGGCGACGCTGATGGCGAGCGGCAGGGTCAGCGCCAGCGCCACCGCCACCAGGCCGAGTGCGGCGGTGAACTTGCCGAGCACCAGCTGCAGCGGCCGCACCGGCGCGGTGAGCAGGCTCTCCAGGGTGCCGGCGCGGCGCTCCTCGGACCAGGCGCGCATGGTCAGTGCCGCCACCAGGAAGATCAGCAGCAGCGGCAGCCATTCGAACAGCGGCCGCAGGTCGGCGATGTTGCGGGCGAAGAAGGTCTCCACCCAGAAGAAGATGAACAGGGTCGCGGCGGCGAAGGCGCCCAGGAACAGGTAGGCTGCCGGGGTGGTGAAGAAGCCGCGGAATTCCTTGCGGGCGATGCGCAGGGTGTCAGCCATGGGCCACCTCCAGGGAGGTGCCCGCGGTGATGAGCGTCATGGCGGGCACCTCCCGTGAGGTCACTTGCTGGACTTGCGGGTCCGACGAGCCGGCTTGGCAGGCGCCTTGTCGGCGTCTGGAGCGTCGATGGCCTTGTCCTCCACCGGCGCCGCCTGCTTCGCGTCGGCCTGCTTGACACCTCCCGTGTAACCGAGAGCGGCGGCGTCCTCGTCGGACACCTCGTCGCCCTCGACGGCCCAGAGGAACGCGGCGGCCGGGTCGTCAGGCGCAACGAGTCGGTCCTTGTCGGCGGTCAGGAACAGTCGGCGATCCACGATGACGGTCATGGACACTCCTAGTGGGAAGCGATCTCGAGGTACGAGACGTAGACGCTGAACTTGCCCGCGGTGAGGGCCGCCGTCCCGACCGTCGCAACGATCGAACGGGCAGCGGTCGTCTTGACGGGGGCGGTCGTCGCGGTGAGGTCACCGCGCTTCGCTCCCGTCGAGGACCACGGAGCACCGGAGATCGCGTCAGCGGCGTTCAGATCCGCGGCGGACTCGGCCTTGAGCGCAACCGTGGCGGCACCACCCGACGTGAGCGCCGTGTCGACGTGGATGAGGACGTCGGTGATGATCGCCCCTGCTGGGATCGAGTCGCCTCGCAGGGTGATGTCACCGACTGCTCCGCCGTCCGTGGCGAAGCTGTAGAGGCCCACGGCCAGCCGTCGGCGGCCAACCCCCAGGCCAACACCGGCCTTGCCGGCACCTTCGATGATGGGCATTGCTGGCTCCTTTCTGGAGCGTTGAGCGGGAAGGGGACGGAGGAGGGGTCCCGTAGTGGACCCCTCCTCCCGGGGCAGCGGCTAGATGCCGGTGACCGAGCAGATCGCGTCCGGCTTGTACGCCGTCCACGCGACGCGGATCTCGGCGCGAACCGCCTGCTTGTTCTCCACGAAGTAGGTGCCGTGGGAGTCGGAGACCTTGATGGTCATGCCCTTCTTCCACGCCAGCTCCGTGGTGGACGAGTCGAAGACGAGACCCGTGTTCTCCGTGGCGGCCTGCACCTGGGCGACAGGCAGGGACCAGATCCGCTCCGGGCCGGCCTCGCTGGGGTTGCCCCAGATGTAGACGCCGTCGGCGGTGCGGAGCAGGCGGATGTCCTGCCAGTCGTAGGGGTGCAGGACCACGATGTCGGGGATCGCCTGGCCGACCACCCGGACCTTCGTCATGGCCTTGTAGATGGCGTCCGGAGTCGGGTCGGTGCCCTTGGCCTGGGTCTGGATGCCCGAGACGTTGAGCAGGCCACGCAGGTTCGGGGCGACACCGTCACCGGCGACCATCTGCCCGTCGAGACGCTGCATCACCATGAACCCGAGCCGGTTCTCCAGGTACTGCTGGATGCCCTCGACGTCCTCGAGCTGCTCGTCGGTCACCGGGATCCACACGGGGATCTTGCGGACGTTCGCGGTCCGCTCGGTCAGCTCCAGCGCACCCTCGGGCTTCGACCCACCCTCAGCGGTCTCAGCCGCGTTGTTGGTGAAGGTGGTCTCCTCCATGTAGGTCCACGACGACAGCGACGTGTTGCGCTGAGGGACGAGCGGGACGAGCTGGACCGGACGCTGAGCGTCAAGCACGACCCGCGGCGAGCGGACCGTGGCCGGCGCCCAACCGTTGCCGGTCTCGAACAGCGTCTTGAGCTGCACGCCAAGGTCGAAGTCGATGTCGACCTCCTGGCCCTTCAGATCGGTGCCGGCCTTCGACTCGACGAACAGCTCACCGAAGGACTTCTGGCGCCTGGGGGCACGGGCACCGCCGTCGCTGTCGCTCTCGAACAGACCGGCGTACTCGTCGGGGTCGTGCTCGTTCGCGAACTTGGCGGCCTTGGCGAGCGCGACCTGATCGTCTCGCTTCTTGCCGAGGTCGGCCAGCTCCTCGTTGGTGTCACGGATGAACGCGAGGACAGCGTCCTTGCCGCCGGTCACGGACTTGACCTTGTCGAGGTCCATGTCGGCGCCGGCCTCGGAGAACACGGCGGCGAGGGTCTTGGCCTTCGCGTCGATCTCCTCCAGCGTGGACTTGAGCTCGGGGAACTCGAACTCGAGCCCCGTCTTGGTGATGGTGGTCATGTCATGGCTCCTTGTGAAGTGATGGAGACGAACCGCGCGAACTCGCGCTGCACGTCGTCGGGGGTGTGGTCGGGCCCGGACCTCACGGCCTCCATGAGCTTCGAGAGCTGCTTCACGGAGGCTTCGACCGCGGCGAGGAGATCCGCCGACTCGGTCGAGATGGTCTTGCCCTTCTCGGCGCGGAGAGCCACGACTTCCGACGCCCTTGCGTTGAGCAGGCGCACGTCGGCCAGGACCGCTTGTGCATGCTCGGTGAAACGCGCGCTCTTTGGCGCGTAGTCAGTGACCCGGAGAACGTCCGTCTCGGTGTCCCCTAGGGTCACGTCGTCGTCGGCGCGTTCGTAGTCGACGCGCACGTAGCGGGTCTCTCCGTTGTCGGGGGAGACTGCGAACACGACCCACTCGTCATCGAGGTCGTAGTCGTCGACCCACACGTAGGTGTCCTCGGCACCCCAGCGCTCGCGGCCGGCGTTGCGGAGACGCTCGTTCAGGTCGGACGAGAGCAGCTTGACGCCCTTGACGGCGAGGACCCTGGTGTCGACACCGGCACCGACGAGGACCGGGGAGACCTCGTGCACGTTGATCGACTTGAGGAACCGGACCTGTTCGCCCTTGAACGTGCCCCGCTCGGACACCACGTCGCGCAGCGAGTACGACCACTCCTGGCCGGGACCGTCGTCATCAGCGAGCGCCTTGACCGTCTCGAAGGTGTCGCGACCGTGGGTCGTGTTCATCAGGAACTGGCCCTCGAGGATCGCTTCGCTCTTGGTCTCCCGGATGCGGCCCTTGCCGACCGGAAGCTGCCCCTTCCATGACGTGTGCCCGTAAGCCGAGATCGCGACGGGGGCGCCATCGGTGAACGCGCCCTTGAGGGTTACGTCACCGTCCTTGTCGATCACGTCGAGCGTGGCGAACACGGCCTCGATCTGGCCCTTGTCCGCGTCCTTGATCTCGACGCGCGACAACGCCTTGCGCTGCTGCATGGGTGGCTCCTCTTTGTGAGGGGATCAGGTCGCCGGGGTGCCCGGTTCCGTGAGCTGCACGGACGTCAGCCCGGTGTGTCTCAGCAAGCTCATGTCTTGCGCTTGCACCGCCGCGACAACGGACGCCGGGTCGAAGCCGGCTTCGACGAGCGCCCGGATCGTCTGCGACTTCACGTTCTCGATGTCTGCGGCGTCCTTCGCGTCCTCTTGGAGGAACGACACGTCGCGAGCGTCGAACCACAGGCGCGAACCGGCCGGCGGCTGGGAGAACTTCTCCAGTGACCCTGCGGCGGTGCGCCAGAGAGGACGGATCACCATGTCCGCGAACCGGCGGCGAGCAGCCCCGAAGTTCCCGGCGTTCAGCGACGAGCCCTGCAACCCCTCGGAGAGCTGAGCGATGATCGCTCCCGCCCCAGACGCTGCAGCGATCAGGGTCTCGGCAGCGCCTTGCGTCGCCTTGAAGTCGAGCTGCTTGAGGTCAGCACCCACCGACGTGACATCCGCGCCGCCGCCCAGGTGGATCGTCTTGTAGGCATTGTCTGCGCCCTCATGGGCCTCGCGGTACGCGGCGACGTACTCGAGGAACTGGGCCCGTGTCAGCTTCTCGTCGTAGGTCACCACGAAGTTCGAGGTCGTGCCGTTCTCGAAGAACTTGAGCTTGTGCTTCGCCGCCGCCGAGTGACCCTGGATCTCGCGCACCACAGGTGTGATCCACGACATGCCCCGCCACTGCGCTTCCGGGTCCGGGATGGGGCTGTAGTGCACAACCCGCTCGGGGGTCAGCAGCACCGGCTTCCGGTCACGGAACCCGTCAAGAGGCCTATAGAGGTACCCAATCACCTTCGCGTCGATGTCGAAGGGGTCCTCCGAGGGGGAACCGGTCACGATCGTGACCCAGTCGGGACGGAGCCGCCGGACACGACGCTCAGCGCCTTCACCGACCGTCGTCGCGTAGAAGTTCCCCGCGAGGCTCGCATCCTGTTCCATACGGGACAGCAGCTCGCCGGTCGTGCCGTTCGGCCACGGATGCTCGAGCAACGACAGCGACGGGTCCCCAAAGAGGTCCCCTGG